ATCACCTCAATCCGGTGGACGTAGGTATCCGGCGCGCCCCTATCAGACGATGCTAACGGCTCCTCAAACCAGGTATCCGTACTCAAAAACTGTTGAGCGGACGGGCTCGTTGGTAGCACTACATTATCGACCACCTCGACGTTCAGGGACAGCTCCGCGTTGTACCCACTTGTAGTGCGTATTGGGTTGCCCGTAATCCGCACGGACCGTACAGGCATTATTAGTGGCGCGCTGTAGCTGTTAGACATAACACTCGTAGAGGTTAGAGTGCTATCGGTTTTTGCAGAAATTTGGAATACATCGTACTTAGCCGGTGACTCCCAGACGATAGCTAGGGCGTCCTCTCGGAAGTCACCGTAACGCGTATCCACGTTGAGCACTGTGTCCCCTGCGGTGATAGCGCTGTCGCCAGAGCGCGATTCAATCCACATTGCCATCACCCAGATCTCCTCGCGCGCGCGATAGAGGAGATTGTCAACGCTGTGCATCTGACTTCGGGGTAGGTACGCTCTTACCGATAGCTGTTGACGTGGTGCTAAGCGTTGCCTAATACGTTGTTCGGTGCCGTTCCACGAGTCCAGGACGTCCGTTTTCCACTCCAGCGACTCTTGGGTCTCATCGCTAAACACGATAGGCAGGAGCAGTACTCTAGACCCTGTTATAGCTGTTGACGTGCTATCGATGCCGACTTGCCAAACAAACGTAATCTCTGCGTCAATCGTTGGCGGGCCGTCTGGTACTACCGTAATCTGGTAAGTGCGTTCTTCGAGCGCCCCAAAAACGGAGGGGGTAGCCTGCCCAGAAAACGTAGTGCCAGAGTCGAAAGCTGTCTCGGTGACGCTAACCAGCGTTTTGCTGACAAAGAATGCATTCCACACGGTAAAATCCAGAGATTGTTCGGTGGCGACCTGCCCAAACTCGAGTAGAACGGGCTCTTGCAAGATCCGATTGTAGAAGTCGTCCACAAACCGCCCGAGGAGGTCCCCGTCAAAAGCGTACCCACGTTGCACTATCGGCCGGTTGTCAGTATAAGTTCCGGCCTCTACACTCGCCGCATCTGCGTATCCTGTACCCGTCCTAGACCGCCACCCTGTTTTGGTAGTGCTACCCCAATCGAGGCCCCAACCAAAGCCCCAACCGCGTAAAAAATGATCCTGATTTCCGCCCCAGTTTATGCCCCAACGTCGCCCCCAGCCGTTGGTTATGTACCACGTTGGGCGGTCTGTGGCCGAATACCCATGGTCCGGCGTCTCGAGCATATGTCCGTTACGGAGCGCCATTACAAGACCTTTTTATAGGCTACCCCGTGGAGTCCGGATTCGGGTGCGGCAAACGCGTCCCCCGTTTTTTGGAATTGGGGGAATACGACCCAATCGGTTTCGACAATAGCTTCGGGGCTGATATTGGTTATATTGAGGATTCGAGCATTTGGTATTGTGCCAACGGGGATATTGCGCAACGACCCACCGCTACGATTGTCGTACACCCAAAGATACGTTGGGATCAGCATGCTCCGGTCGTTAAACGTATTTGGCCCCGCTTCCAATAGCATATTAATTTGGGAACTCGATGCTGAGATCTTAGCGGGGGCTACCGTTCGACGACCTTCGGTGATTGCCGAGAGGGTAGAGTGTAGCGCCGACCAGTCGCGCTCATCACCCTGAGTCTCGTATGGGTAGTACAGGTACCCTGTTTTTTCATTGGACCCGTTAGCCCCGCCGAAAATCAGGTTGGAGTAGGTGTCAGTCCAGCTGAAACCGGTCGAAGCTGAGTACGCTCCCGCGATCTCAACATCGGACCCGCTGAGATACTCCCCGCCCGTCCACGTTCCGGCCTTGTCGATTATACCGAAAGAGAGATGGGTGTAAACGCCGGGGGACAACTCTATCACTGCGTGAATCGCGTCGGAATCGCCAAAGAAAAAATAATTGGTGTAGCTACCGTTTGGATTGTCAAACAAAAAAGTTCGAGTCATCTCCCGCTGACCTTCGACGGATGGGGAGTCTGCGATAACATTCTCGCGATTTGCCAATGTTGGTAGGGTTTTTTGCATACGAGATTCGATCATGCCATAAGCGCCAAACTCTCCGTCGGTGCCTGAGTTGCCAATAAACCACCAATACATTGATCCTTTTTGCAGGATATACAGGTCAGTGTTGTAAGTCCCGCCAGGGCCGGTAACTGTCGATATCTTAGTAAAGCCGTTAGCCGCAGCAAAATCCATCAGCGCGTCCAACAGGGTATCTAAATCGGCAACCGCTGCCGCAGTCTCGTAAGCCATTAGTCCAACCTCACTAACCCAAATTCATATTCGTTCGACCTCTGACCATTTTGTAAGGCGAAATAGTCCACAGCATCGATTGTCACTGTGTCCCCAGCTACCAAATTGACCGTGCCGAATTGGGGCGAGTAGAAAACTCCGTCCCACTCGCCGTAGATATTCCCGCCGTCCAACGTGGTGTAAATCACTGCTGGGAGAGCGGAGAAGGTGTCGTCAAGGTTGCTACGCAACTGGAACTCGGTGTCATCCGCGTCTGTCCAGGGCCAGGTGACAAAGGTTGTCCCTGGATTGCTGCCATACACGGCGGTCCACACCCCGTTGGGCGCACGCAACGAGGACCGGATTGGAACCGCTGTCGGCTCCCAAAAATTGCGGCAGCTGGTACTAGCGATGTTGGTGGCAATCGTGTTTGTAGTGCCCGCTATGGCCAGAGGGTACGGGTACTCCGATGGTATCGCGTAGGGCAAGATGTATCCCGCCGACATCATATAAGTGTCGCCACCGATAGTGACAATAACAATAAATCGGCGTCCGCTTGCCACAAAGGTGTAGTCGATTTGGGCGTTGGTCAGGGCAAAGTAAGAAAAATGCCCGGACACCAAGCTGTTGTTAGGCTGGTTCTCCCAGTCCTCAACCCCATCGTAGGTTGTAGCTCCGGATATAGCCCAGTTGTAGAGGCTCGTTGGGCTGTTTTGATACTTGCGTAGGTTGACATAAATGTTATCGGTCTGGGATAGCCCAGGGCCCCTGAGATACAAGTCTCTGAACTGTCCTGTGTACGTTTGAGTTCCTGACACTCCGGACATCGAGTAGGTGGCGATAGTTTCTTCTTTTTCGACTACCCAGCTTTCGTTCGCCGCGACTAACGTAGAATCAGTTGTCAGGAACGTTTTGAGCGCGGTGAGCAGGAGGTCGTGGCCCTCGTCACCACCGGTCGGGGTGATAGACCCGGATGCAGTTGCTGTCACGCTAGGACCTCCTTCTACTCATGATCGCGTTTATTTGGGTATCATGTTTTCTGATCATATTTAAGAACACCTTCTCACCGCGCTCCGACTGCATAGCGTCTAACACTAGAGACGGGTCGAGGATATTTGCTATTTTGATATTGGGCTGTACCTGCGCGGGTGCCTGCTGTCGGTCTTCCGTCCTCTGTTGGCTAGGAGTACGGACGGAAACCGTCTCGTTAGGGGAGGCCTTAAACATCACCATTTGGCTATCCGCATCGCCTGACCCACCGACTTTAAACGACCCACCAGTTTGGAAACCCGACGCTGCAACACTCCCAATCTGCGCTATAACCGCAGAGGTAGCCGCAATCGCTTCGGCGATAGGTATCGAATTGGCGGGCCAGGGGGCTGCCGCGATAGCTTTTGATATAGCTAGGCCAGCTAACACGGAGGCTTGCGCGATCGCAAAAGCTTTGGTGGTGGCGAAGAGAATTTTGTAGGCCTGCGATTGGTCACCCGCGAAATTTTTCGTAAGCTGAGTAATCGAGCCGAAAAGCTGAGCGCTTGCTCCTAACACCCGCGCCATGCCGTCCATCTCAAGGGACTGCATCCTATCCAAATGCTGTTTTTGTGCTTCTTCTCGCAGAGCGAGGGCCTCTCTCCGAATTTCACTGTCTGCGTTCAGGAACTGCTCCAGGGCAGCTAGTTGCTGTTGGTACCGAGCCTGCTCCTGCGCCATGGGGTCGTCGCGGCCGAGGATGTCTCCTCGCAAGCCTTGTAGCTGCCCACCTAGTTGCGTCCCGGCCAAAGCGGTGTTGTACTGGTTGATGTCTATCGCTCCTTTACGCAACAAACCGGAGAGCGCCTCTTGCTTTAACTGATAATCCTTGAGCGGGGCTTGGATCTGCTCTAACAAGTCAACTTGCGTCCGTAATACGGGGTTGGTCATTTCAACTGCTTTGGCGTATTGGTTGACTATGTTGGTACTCACCTCCGATGCACGGATCCAATCTCCGCTAACCTCAGCGTATTCCGCTACCACCCTCAAATTAGCGTCGTATGTTTTGCGTAGCGCAGCCAGCGCTTGGTCTTGACTTTTGATTGCAGGCATTGCGAGCCGTTCGATCTCAACAAATTTTGCGCCGAGGTTCGTCTGCTCAAGGGCTTGTCCAAACTCTCTAACTGTAATTTGACCCCGGTCGAGCAGCTGATTGAGGTCGTCAATGGTCTGATTAAAATCTCGTGAGGGGCTTCTTATTTGCTTGAGAAGGTCAGCTTGCCTCGATAAGGAGGAGTTGATAAGGGTCATATTTCGCACGCGGTCGAGCTGCCCACGTAGCTCTTTGTTTTGCGCATCTGTCAAAGACAAGCTGGCCTTGGCCAAATCGTCTCTTATCTTTTTCTCGAGTTTGAGCACAGCTAGGCCCGCGTCCCGAACTTCATCGGAGGCCCACATAAACTGGCGTTCGACCTCCAACTGCTTGGTATACTCAGCTATCGTGGGGGTGATCGTCTCATATGCTCGTTTAGCAAGTTTTGACGCAGCTACCTGCTTAGCACCTGCCAGCACAGTATCAACCTGAGCTTGGTTCAGCTGCCTCTGTATTGCTATCAACTGCTTCTGGGTCTTCGACAACTCCAGGCTCTTTTTGATTAAATACACGAAGTCGTCGCCGAACACCGCGACAGCGGCAGACAGACCGAAAAGGATCGGATTTCGCCTAACTGTCGCGGTCAACAACCGTATCGATTTTATTAGCTTAGGGATAGCCCCAGCTGCCAGGATAGTACCAATAACGAAGGCAAGCTTAGACCCCTTGTTGACGATAGTATCCATATTTCGAGCGAGGTAATTCAGGGTCTGCGACAATAGCTGCAATCCGCCTGTAGACTTATTTAGTTCACCAAGCGACTTGACAGCCGAATCCCGGAGCCGTTGGAAGGCTTGGGATAGGGTCGGAACGGTTCTGCTAAACCGGTCGTCTAGCTCGCCCCTGGCGTTAGCAAACGCCCGAAGAATAATATCCGCAGTTAGTTTACCCTCCGCGCCCATAGCCCGTATGGCCCCACGGGTGACCCCGAGTTCCTTAGCGATCACGTCGGCTACAGCTGGTAGTTGCTCGAGTACTGACCGGAGTTCGTCCCCGCGTAGTGCCCCAGACGCCAAGCCTTGGCTGAGCTGTATCAAGCCTGCGCTGGCTTCTTG